GTCTTCTCAATGGCGGTGTTATCATCGAGACCATCTTTCAGACGTTTGCGATAGTGGCGCAAGATTGTATAGCTATCCCATTGTTGCGGCCCGATCTGTAGGACACGTTTGATACGCAACGGCAGGGCATCATAAGCTTGCATCTGTGTCATGCGCGGCTTGTAGTTGATGCAGCGGGTTCGTGAATTTCTCATTATTTGCACTCCTTATTATGCGTATTTGTTGCGTGAACAGGGGTCTAGAACACGACACCCTAGATGGTTGGACATGACAGCACACAGGCCAGAGCCTATAGCCTCGCAATGGTCCTTCAGGACAAAGCTTGCGAACTTGTAAGGGTTGTAGGTGAAGTCAAACCCCTCGCGCTGCATGTTCTCTGCGTCTTGCTCATGGTGCACCATGCCCATGCAATCACTATGGTCACCCACAGGCAGCGGCCCGTGCTTGTAGGGGTTGGTCTCCCTGCCTGACCAATTGGCAAGGGTGCCGCGCACCACTGCATGAACATACTTTTTGCGTTGCCTCAGGACACGCTCGCGGCCAGCCTGTGAAACCTTGAACTCTGGCAGATCCAGCCAAACCTCGTCAGCATGGGCCACCACAAGGCCTCTGTTAGGCCCTTCAAGGGCACGGATTGAATACTTGCCGTTATGCAGATTTCTATAAACTTCAACTCTCATTTTGTTAGTTCCTCATGGGTTGGCTGTGGGTTCAATGGCTCGCCTGTTTTTGGGTCCAGCCACAGGTTATGGGTCAGGTCATACGAGTAAGTTTTACCGGCCATAGGGTGTCACCTTGACTTTGTGGGGTTCTGCAGCATCGCGGCGCACCTCGAAGCGGAGACCGCCTAAGCAATCACGAGCCGTTATGAGACCGTGCTGGCGTGATAGTTTTCTTGCCTCTGCCATCTGCTTTTGGCGCGATAGATTGCACAAGATTGCCAGTGGTTTGGAACGGTCAAAACCCGAATATAAGTAAATGGTCATTAGATTAGCCTTCCTAAGGTTTGGATGATTTGCGGCAGGTGAAAGATAAGGACCGTAAACAGCCCAAATCCTATAAATTCACGAATAAATATTTGCATGGTGTAAGAACCTTTCAGGGTTAGATTACATTAATGAGTGATGAAAACAACAGGCTTCTTCGCTGTCCAGCATAGACCACAGGCACCACAGTCAGGCACAAGCGTCTCTTCGCCCTTTTGTGCATACTGGCCTGTAGCCTTGCTGATTTGCGTAGGGCACAAGAAAGCTTGCTTGGCTTGTACTGCAGCAACGGCGCGTTGATCATCATAAGAATTTGCCGTCCATGTTGCATCATCGAAGTTACCAGAAAAGCGGATTGCAAATCTATCGGGGCAAGCATTGCGAAGTGATAGGATAGATTGACCAATTTCGCGCTCTTGCTTGTCTTCTGCATTGGGCTGGTTTGCAGTGTAACCATAGATATGCAAGGCAGGGAATTTGCCAAGCCAAGAGGCCCATTTTGCAACATATGACACGCTGTAAAAATCGCCTAGAATATGCAAGCGAACCATAAAGCCTGCAGGGTGTTTGCGCTGCAGTTCTGACAGTTCAGTTTCAAGCATTGCTTCAAGGGCAGGGCCTGCAGCGTAGCGATATGCATACATCATATTGTTGCCATAACAGTCAGCCCAATGAGCACAAGAGCGAGGGCAGGTAGCACGCTCTTCTAGCGTCAAGGTGTAAATCGGAAAGCCTGTAAATTTACCTTTGGTAATTGTTTTGCCAAGCTTAACATTGGTTGACCTCTTGATAAGCAATTCTGTTTTGCCCATTGTTTCGCGGCTGGCTTGCTTAACACGATTACCGAAAACTGTCTTAGCGTTGGCAATTGCAATCTCTGTTTTTGATAGGGTTTTCATGGTGTAGTTTCCTTTTAGGGTTAGATTAAACGTCAATAAATACTGGTGTTGTTGGCTTTAGGAATATCTCGTTTCCTGTGTCCCAATTGGTGCAAGAGTAATTTGCAGGACCCCAGCTATCTTTGCGGTTATAGTGGTTACGCACAAACTCATGCTTGGCATCTACCTTGCGCTTGAATGTTTCGCCTTGCTTAACTTGCTTTAAAAGAACTTGTTTCATTGTGTCACCTTTCTCGTGAATGTGACCAATTATCTATGCGACATGTTTTAGAACGTCAACTATTAATTTACACCATGACCAGTAAGAAACACAAAAAAACGATAGATAACCCCAATAAAATATGACTGAAATGCAATAATAAAAAAATTTAAAATCACGATAAGAAGCACGCAAAAACGATTAGAAACACATGAAAAGGTGAGGGCTGGCCGTGATTTTCTCATGGTTGCTGCAGGTGATTTGCAGGTGATTTGCTGGCCTTGCTGGACCTATCGAAAACTGCAGGGAAGCCGCAAGAAAACTGCAGGAAAACGGCAGGGAAGAAATAGAGAACCGGCGGTAAAACTCGCAGCATCTTGCAGCACCTGCAGCGCCCACAAAATAAGGTGCGTAGCAGTGCCCGTAACTGTTACCGGACCCCTTATTTATATGACAAATCCGGTAGTTGGTGCACGTTTTTGGTGCAATGCCGGTCACCGCTGGCGCTCGCAGCCACAAGGTGCATGGGGGGAATCGCGGCTGGCAGGTATATCGTATACCCCCTCACAGTTTTCTTCCAAAACTATTCGACCCCCAAAGGAACCTTCCGAAGCCTTTTGTTATACTTACGTTTAATCTTTTTCCTATCTCCAGCTTTCCAGTGATAATACTTCTTAACTAAACGGGTGAGAGCATCATACTCATCACCACCCTTCATAGGTATCCTCATAGGCCCTTACCGTCACCTACAAGTTCCCAACGCATACACCAAGGACATTTATGGTGTGCCGCTCTGTTGATGTCACCTCTAGTTATCCCGATATCTTTTAGCTCTTTATCGGAATGCATCCTCAGTTTATCTGCAGCCCAGTTAGCATTCTTGTGGAACTTATAGTCCTTCCACATCTGTAGTATGTTCATAGCTGTAACACCTATCTTAATAGTAATTGATATTGTGGGTTACACTGGTGGTGCTCATCTACAGCATGAATTAGCATGTCATAGAAACTAGCAGAACCTTTAGACCTTAGAGTTACCTAAAGATCTAAAGGTTACCTATAGCTATACCTATATATACCAACAGGGGCCTACCCTAAGGGGCAACCTAATTGATTTCTCTATGTGTTCAGAAGGTTACCAGTAGTTACTTGAAGGGGTATCTAAGTTGTTTCCAAAGATTACAGCTAGACCCATGCCAGCTTGTGCTTGCACTCTTCTAACTTCATCCATGAGCATCTCTTCACGCCTTGAGGATATCTGTTGTTCTGCATCCTGTGCCATTGCGTCTACCCAATATTGGACTGCCATTGCCAGTGCATCTAATCTATCATCATTTGATAGGGCACCTCTGTCATTGGTTATCCTAGTAAGCTGATACATCAGTTGGTATCTGAGGGATTGTTCAGGTGGTAAGTGCTGGCAGCTATCGTAGTCTTCTTTGATAAGCTTTTTGTCCATCACTAGCTTGTGTTGGTTCATCACAGGTTCGAGGACATCGATGATGCGTTTCTCTTTCTGTGTATTATGCCTGACCTCTGAGAGTGTCACAGGATATATCTTACTGAGGATTGGTGTCATCAGTTGGTTAAACATCCCGTCACCAAAGTTACTCTCAACGATAATCTCATTGACCTCTTCATCCCTTGCGATACCTGCAAGTTTCCTAAGAGCTTCCTCAGAGTAGCCACCAGCTACACCGCTACACCTTCTGACATAGAGGTATCCATTGAGCATCTTAACGACTGCATAGCCTGTTTCATCCTTACCTCTACCTGAGGGGTCAATGGACATTACAGACCCTGAGTATTCAATGAACTCATTGGGTATGTGCATAGGTTTGTGGTAGTGGTCACCATTGAATGCTACGTTAGGAAGTTCCTCAACTATGTACTCATTCCCAGATGCCCATACGAGCCTCTCAGGGGCCTCGTGAGTAGGGATGTCCATTACAAGCAGGTCACCTACCTTGAGGGGGTATCTCTCAGCGTCAGAGAGTCTTGTATCGAGCATGAACTGCAATGCGAATCCTGATCGACCATAGGAAGCTTCTCGTTCCATTAGGTCGAAGTCAGAGAACCTTGCAGGGTCTGTAGGAGCACCTTCTAGCTCTGGGTCATCTTCCAGTTCTTTGAGCACCTTTGGGGCTATCTTATTGCCATAGCCTGTTAGCTGGTCTTCGTTAGGGTATCTAGCGGGCCAGATGCGAACCTTGTAGCCTCTCTCAGGTAGTTTGTTGTATAGGCTTTCTTGGTTCTGTGGTGTACCTAAATAGATGATACGTCCATCAGGTTTCAGGATAGCATCAAATTCCTTAACAGCTTCTGACAGTCTATCTCTCATGCCTTGTGTCATGGAGTTATTAGGTACTTCGATATCATCAGCAATAAGCACATCAGCACGAGACCCAGCTAACTGGCCTGTAATACCTACAGACTTAACTGAAGGTGCGTGTGATGCAGCCGCTGGTCCTACATCGAAGGATATCTTAGATTGCCTCTGTTCTTCTCTAGGTATCAGGTGGGCTAGTATGTCCATCTCCCTGATTAACCTGAGGGTAAAGGTTGTAAAGTCATCTGCGCGTGTCTTAGAGGCCGACACGACCAAGATGTTTAACTGAGGGTTCATGTAAAGAAGCCAGACCACATACGCTGAAGTAATCCATGACTTTCCAACACCCCTGAAGGCTTCAACGATAATTCGTTTGTCACCATTCTGGATGTGTTTAGCTATATCATATTGTACTGGCGTAGGGTCTGGCAGGTTCAAGTGCTTCCATACTACGAACAAGAATTTCCTAAAGTCTGCTAGGGGGTCTTTATCCGTAGGGATGCCTAAGGATGTTGTGTTCTGAAACATCCCTAGTGGCGCATCTCGTTCTCATCTGCATCTTCGTCACCAAAGCTAGGCAGTGTCTTTACAAGCTCACCTAAAGGTGAACCTTCAGCCGCAAGTCCTTCAATATTATTATCTTTTAGGAACTGACGGGCTACGTTTAGATCTGAAGCTTTTGCCTCAGGGTCGTTGATACGGGCCAATAAGTTCTCAGCCAGTGTCTTGTGTAATAGCTCTAAGAGTTCTCTCTCAGTCATTTAATCTTCTCCCTAGCTATACCCTTAGACTTTTCGAAACTTCTGAGTCCTCCAAGCCCTAAAAGGCTGAGTGTCAGAGTCATAAGTTCTCCGGTGTTGAGCTTTGGTAAATCGATTTCAGGCATCCATATAATGATTGCCCATTCTGCAATTGGCATCAGGAAGAATTGAGTCAGTAGACCTAGAGCACAGATCCACATGATTGCTGGTCTAGCTCCGCTTACAAATATAGATGCGTGTTTGCTTTGCTCTATATTAGCCTGTGCATTTGCCAGCATAGCTTCACTCATGTGCTTTTCGCTCATGGTTGCTATTTCGTGTGCTAGTTTAGCTTTCTGGTCTTTATCTTCAATAAATTGGTCGAGCAAGTTTGCCACAGGCCCGACCAGTGCAGTTATAAAACTCATATAAAATCCTTAGTGAGGACTTCTGTTTGCCATTAATTCTACCGACTTTCGGATTGCCTTAATGTTCTCATCAATACGAGCCATAGCTATTGCCTGTGACTGTACTAAGTCCTCGATCTTCTCTACGCGAAAATCTAAATTATTGATTGCCGCTGCGTTTCTATCAATGTCTGACATCATCATACTGACTGTCCAGACTATTGCTGCGCCTTGCACCACCAACCCGAATATCAGGGTTAGCGGTACAGACTTAGATAGATGCCAATTATCATCTGGCATTAATCGCGGGTGCCTTTAGGCCCTACTTTCCACCAGCGGTCATAGCTGGGTTCTTTCCACCATGCGGCAGTACCACCAGATACCTCTGGGTCATCGCGGGTGTATTGGTCTTCGCTATCATTGCCATAGACAATGAGTTCAAAGTCTTGTGGGTATAGGGTGTCACTGAAGTTATGCCCAATCCCATATTGATCTAAATTGTCGAGTGTAATGCTCATTATAAAATCTTTCTTAAAGTTCTTCTGGGGGCGTAGGCCATGTCACATTTGCAGGAAAACCAGCTTGCTGCGGAACATTGAGTAAATCTGTTCTGTACTGCGACCAGACGTTTTGCTGGGAACTAGACATGTCAGCCCACCGCAAGTGATTAGCTACTTTTGGGTCAACATTATCTACCAAAAGTAAATCTCTTATCTCTCGTACTTCTGTTTCTAAATTGCTCATGATTTTTACCCAAATAGTGATATGTTATTATAAGGATCTGTATTATAGTGATCTATTCCCGTCACTCTGGTTGTATATGTTGAATTGTTTGTACTTGATTGGACAGAGCTGTCTTGCACTCTCCCTAATGCGTAACTGTTGGATGTCATGCTTGCTACTTCCATACTTCGCACCGTTTTATTGCTTCCCAAATCAAGAATTAGATGAACGGTTGCGTTTGCCGCAATTGACCACCACATGCTAGAATAGCTACTGTCCGAAACTTTGTTTCTTGCATAAGAGGCGCTCTGCTCATAATTTCCAAGATATGCTGTTGGTACATGACTTGTTCCTGTCTGTGCAGGGCCAGAGTAAAGTCTAATATTAGAAATAGCCTCATGAACGCTGCCGTTGGATGTAGCAAAGAATTTCCAATATCTTGCGCTCACTGAACCATCACCAACAGTTTTAGTAGTTTTTACTGAAAAAGCTTTTTGAACATCAGCGGCTATAACTTCTATAGTGTAATCTGCATTCCCATCAAATTCGGATGTTGGAATGTCTTTAGAAGATGATGTGAAACTACCGTTGCTTATTACAGTGCTACTAGAATTTTTGATACTATAAAAGAAAATAGGACTGGTGTAGCTTGAGTAGTTTGATACCGTTAGAGTGTATGAATTACCGAAAAGAGTTAAAGAAGAATTACCTGTAAGAGTAGGAGTGGTTGCTGGGTCTGCACCTCCGACACCCGCCGCTATAATTGAGTTAGCTGTAGTGGTATCGATGCCTAAAATATTCTGTAGATTCCGACCTGAGGAAATGACATCAGTTCCCGAAATCTCAAGCATATCAACATTAACAACACCGTTGCGAACTTCTAGGCTCTCATTACCACCAGCTACTACCCGCCATTGGTTGCCAGAGTGGAACTGCATGTAGGTATCAGTATCGCCATAATGATAAATTCTATCGCGCAGATAAATATCCTCTACCTGCGTAATATTATTGGCTCCAAGACTTACATTACCAGTAAACGTACCGCCACCGAATGGGTTACCAGAAGGCCCTGTAGACCCAGTTGCTCCTGTATTTCCCGTTGGGCCTTGTGCGCCAGTTGGCCCTGTTGGACCAGTAGCACCTTGCGGTCCTGTTGGGCCTTCATCACCTACAGGACCTTGAATACCTTGAGGTCCAGTTCCACCAGTTGCACCAGTATTACCAGTTGGACCCTGCGGGCCTGTTGAGCCTTGAGGACCTGTAGCACCCGTAGCACCGCGAAGGTTTACATAGCTTCCCCAAGTACCGTTGGGGTTCTTAAAGCGAAGGCTATAACCAGACCAACCATGTTCTGGGGCAGGACCTGTAGAACCAGTAGCTCCAGTAGAACCCGCTGGACCTGTAGCCCCAGTTGGGCCAGTGTTCCCTTGCGGGCCTTGAGAACCTGTTGAACCTGTTGGGCCAGTAGCACCTTGTGCGCCTGTAGCGCCCACTAAGTCTGTGTAGCTTCCCCATGTTCCATTAGGGTTCTTAAAACGTAGGCTTGTACTACTCCAAGCATGTTCTGGTGCTGGGCCTGTCGGTCCAGTAGGCCCTGTAGAACCCGTAGAACCTGTCGGGCCAGTAGGGCCTGTCGAACCTGTTGGACCCTGAGGCCCCGTTGCTCCATCGGAGCCATCGTCACCAACGGGGCCTTGTGGACCCGTACCACCAGTAGGGCCAGTAGCCCCAGTTGGGCCTTGGGGGCCAGTAGCACCATCATCGCCCGCTGGACCTGTAGCGCCCTGCGAGCCAGTCGGTCCAGTATTACCTTGCGGTCCTTGAGAACCTGTATTTCCTTGTGGACCCTGTGGGCCAGCCGCACCTGTCGCACCAGTTGAACCTGTCGCACCTTGGGGGCCTGTAGCCCCGTCAGAACCGTTGGTTCCGTTAGTGCCTTTCTGTGCAACCTTCTGCCAGTATGTTGTGTTTGTTGTTGCTGTACCTGTTGGTACGTCTAATTTAGCAACGTAAGTTTCACCGCTATGATAAACGGCATCCTGAGACACATAGGTTGTCGAAGAACTCCAAGTTCCTTTCCATCCAATGCGTACTCGACCAATAGTTAATGTTCCCATTTTTACACCGTACTCACTGAAAGGTAACCGTCTGCATTGATCGTGAAATCATTGTCATCAGCATCACCGTAATATTCTATTTCAAGTTCCCCATCTGAATTGATGTCGAACTTACCGAAAGCCAAACCAAGGGGCGTTGACCCCATGTTTCCTTGTGGGCCTTGTGAACCTGTTGGGCCTGTAGAACCCTGCGGTCCTTGAACGCCTGTTGCGCCAGTAGGACCAGCATTTCCTTGTATTCCCTGAGGCCCTTGAGAGCCTGTGGGCCCTGTGGAACCTGTTGGACCTTGAGAGCCTGTTGCACCTACTGGTCCTTCGTCACCAGTAGCTCCGGTTGCCCCTGTCGGACCTGTAGCGCCAGCAACGCCTTGCGGCCCTGTTGGCCCTGTTGGACCAGCATTTCCTTGTGGACCTTGCGGCCCTGTTGCGCCATCTGCACCCGCTGAGCCAGTTGGCCCTTGTGGACCTGTCGGGCCTGTCGGACCTGCATCACCGTCAGCACCTTGAGCGCCTGTCAAACCTGTAGAACCTTGTGGACCTGATGGCCCTGTTGGCCCAATGTTACCTTGTGGACCTTGGGAGCCTGTATCGCCTGTCGCGCCTTGTGGGCCTTGAGGCCCAGTTGCGCCTGTAGCTCCTGTTGGCCCTTCATCACCTGTTGGACCAGCGGGGCCTGTATCTCCAGCGGCCCCCTGTGGTCCAGTGTCACCAGTCGCGCCGATATTACCCTGTGGGCCATCTTGGCCTGTAGGGCCTTGTGGGCCTGTAACACCCTGCAAACCTGTTGGGCCTTGTAAGCCTGTAGGACCCGCTGGGCCTGTGGAACCAGTAGCACCAATAACGCCTTGAGGGCCTCGTGGGCCTTCTGAACCGTCTGGGCCTTGTGGGCCTGTAGCCCCTGATGGCCCTGTTGCTCCTACTGGGCCTTGTGGACCTTCTGATAGGAAGAACTCTAGGTTTCCTGTGCTGGGGTCATAGACGTTATATCCCGCTGACCCGTAGGGCAGAGAACTCATACTGGTTGTCAGATTGTATAGCTGGTCACGAACACCCTTAGCTTCATTTAGAATTGAAGCTCCAGAGTTATTCACAAAGCCTCTGGTTGCTACCTCATCATCAGCCTCAGGGTCACCAATGTTTGATAATCTAAATGTCTTTGCATCCCAACGGCCTGTGGCATCGTTGAGTTCCATAGAGTTTTCAGCCCTGTCTCTAGCTTCTTCTGACAGGTAGATTGCTTGTTGTGTTGCTAGGTCTAAGTCAGCCTCGAAGAGGGTAGAGCCATCAGTAAAGTCCACAAGTGGTACTGTTGATGTAGACCGCTTAATAACCACCAAGCTGCCAAGGGCAGGGGCAGTATTAAATTGAATTGTTGAATCGTTAATAAATGTAAAGTCTGTCGAAACTACACCAGCTACAAGAACAACCACATTCGCACGAGCTATATAACTGAACGTGATAGAGTAGTCTGTGGTAGTACCATCAGCCGTGTACTTGACTATGGAGTCAGCCATGTCTTCTCCTAGAAATGAAAGACCCCGCCGAAGCGGGGCCTGTGGTTGTTATTGTGTGATTGAAAATTCTTTGACTAAACCGTCCATGAGGTTTCTATCTCCACCTCGTTGAACCACCCTCTTTATCATTTTATTATTTTGAAGAGTTTTAAATAACTTAGGGTTCTCTTCCATTAATTGGATACGAGCAGCCTTTTTGTAAGCTTCAATAATAATATTCAATTCTCTGACACGAGGGTCATCTGCAGAAGCAACTGGTGCTATTTCTGCTTCGAGTGTGAGCTTCTGGTAACCTGAGGTTCTAATCTTACGATCTAGTTCCTGTATTAGTGTTCTCTTGTTTCCAAGTGTTACCGATCCGACCAACTGGTTATATCGCTGAAAGAGTTCAGGTGGTAATTCCAAGCCTTCGATCTTCCTTTGAGGACCAGCGAACCCGTGATTCAATATACGAAGTTCATCGTAAACTCTCGACGCTATATGTTCACCACTATCCACTTTCTTTTGACGAACAAAGCCCAGCATATACTCAGGAGTATCTACAGCTTCGCCTGTCAGCCAATCGTGTTTAACTGCAAACGATCTGTCTACACCAGCTATATCTAAGATAGGTGAATATATACGAGCTTTAACTTTGTCAGTTAAAGTACGCAGGTCACGCATATGGTCATCACCCATTTGGTTCATTTGGTATTGTAAGCCAGAGTAAGGAACTGCAGAAGCTATACGACCTTCTACAAAAGCCTTAATCTCCCAAGGTTTAGCACCACCGTTGAAGATGTTCATGGTGTCGTTGAGTGACATTAAGTATGTCTTAGACATCACGTTAGATGCGACTGATGCAGCAACCATTGCAAATAACTCAGAAACCTCAGGGTCTGGGTTCTCGCGGGTGTACTCCATCATTTCATAGAGGTCACCCATGACACCAAACAACAGACCATGTGGGTCTAGTTTCTTCAGTTCCACCCATTGTGGGTTTTGTGAATCACCTATGTTTATAGAGTATGGATGCCAATCCGGTGAAGCATTCCAAAGTTTTGCCTTGTTTAGTTCACGTTTATAGCTTGGACCACCACCAGTAATACGACCTTGAAGAGCCATATCTAAAGCTACTGCAGTTACCGCCATACCTACTGCCTGTTGACCAATGACCATTGCACGTTGGTCTGGGGTTCCTTCACGCAAAAGCTGACGCTGCCTACCAGCCCATAGACCTAAAACCGGAACCCGCTCAAAAGATACCCGCAAGATATTTGTGGGTGTCTGGATGAACGGCATTACCTGCCTCAGGATTGGATGCTGGTTAAGAGCCTCTTGTACTTTCTTACCTAAAGTTCCTTCTCGAAGCGGCGTAGTGAATGTAGCTTCACGAGCTTCATCCAATGCAACCTTAGCCATTGAAGAGCTATGGTTATATGTACCAATATTTTCGTTGATGAATAACTCTTTAGCTTTTGCATCATCTGTCACTTTGCCAAGTAGAACCATCTCTTCCCACTTCTCAGTGAGGTTCTCTTTGGTTAATTGTGCTCCACTAATGGTATCTTCGATGTAAGCCTCACGACTTACATAACCCATCTCACCTAACTGTTCGTCTGTTAGTCTTCGAGAGTTAGCCATAACCTTAGCTTTAAGCCTTGAGCGAAACACAAGCTGCTTAAAGAATTCATCTTCAGCCTGTAGTGTCCTACCTGCACCTCTTATGAGCTTACCTGTAATACCACCAATCGCCCGACTGTTACCTGCCTTCTCGAAGTCAAACTTAGATGCAGTATCCAGAACACCTTCCTCACGATACCAAGACCGGAAAGCATCAGCCATTGCACTCTGCCTACCCGCCATAGTTCCTGAGGCTAGATATTTTAAACTGTCTCCAAGTTCAGACATGAGGTACATGTATTGTCTTGCACCTTCCTCAATCTGTTGGATTGAAGCCTGTCGATCTGCCTTCCCCCGTCTAGGGTTAGGCGTTACAACTCCCCATGTACCACCAACCATCCGCTGCGCTGGGCGCATCAAGAGGTTAATAGAGTTAGAGCCAATGTTCATTGCATGGGTTCTAGGTCCAGATAGGATAGCATTCAGCCATACTTCGTTGATGACACCCATGACACTACGCTTCTGAGCTTTACGGGCAATCTTAGCAACCGCTGCAGGGTTACCTTTAGCTCCCTTCAATTGTGCTGCAAGCTTCTGAACTTTCTTAGAGCCACCATATTGAGCTAGTCGATCTAGTGTTACATCTCCAAGTGCATCCGCTGTACGAATACGACCTGCAGATACAGCCCTAGCTGATGCTGTCTGCATACCCTTCACGCTTGCTTGTAGGTCTGCGTGTAATTCAAGCATGTCCACGAGCTTACGTTCTAACTGTGTATCCACATCTCTAGTCAGCTTTAGGTTTTCTATTTGGTCTACAAGTTCAGAAATCTGCTTACCTGTAGACTGCAGAGCCATCTTACCTGCAACAATACGAGGTGCTATGTCACGACCTGCAGCCTCTAGCTGCGCGAAGTTCTTAGCAACCATCCTTGGGTCACCTGCAATGTCCTTGAGTTCTGCCATTGCTAAACGCTTTACCTCATCAAGAGATTGGCGCTTATCAAGCTTCATGCTCTTCAAGACACCGCCAGCATCTAAGGCATCGTGGATCTGGTCCATGACCTTTACAGCATCTAAAGGACCATCCATCTTGCTATAGTTAAACAGACCAACACTATCACCCATCTGGTTGATATCACTTAGCTGTACAACCTGACCTTCGTTTAGCTTGCGCGCGCGAACTGCAGCATCTTTAAGAGCCTTTACGTTCACTACTGATGAAGGGGCCTTTGGGGCTTTAGGTTGTTTAGGTGCTGCAGAGTCCATAGAGGCCGCTACAGGAGCGGAAGGTATCTCTGGGGATGTAGGGGAGTCTGCAGAAGCTTTAGGCGCTGTAGGAGCCTCTGAGGACTCTACCTTACTTGTAGAGTTCTTGAACTTTGCTTCAGCTTGTAAATCCCTAGCACCAGTAGAGGGGTCAAATACCATACCTTCATCAGTAACAAACTTACCCTCAACCATCTGGCCTTTAGGTTTACCTGCTAGATCTGCGAACTTGGTTACTTCTTCTTCGAGGGCTTGCGCTTCGTCGAGGGTTTCTTTGGATATTTCGCCATTTGTTTGCAGTTCATTCGCAGCTTTCCTTTTAACCTTAATAAACTTTATTCCAACAATTATGCCATCTAGGGTGCCACCTATCAGTGTACCTGTACCTGCGTTCTTTAGTCGATTTACCCATTCGCTTTCATCATCATTAGCTAGGATTTCAGTTACGACATCATTCCCGATACCAAACTGTTCATCTAGCATTCTGACTAGGTTTGCATCATCAGGGTCAAACATGACACCATCAACGATAGCACCACCTACGAGACCACCTTTGACAGTAGAAAGCGTCTTCATCTTTGTGAGCTTTCCGACACCTACCATACCGCCAATGAACTGAGTGATACCTTGAGTAAGGTCACCAGCCATCGTGTCGCGTTCAGATCCGAATAGTGTTGCTTGGTCTGCGAACTCTTCCAACCCAACATCCTTAAAGCCTTGAGACTGTAAGCTTGCTGTAGCTTCTTCCTGAGTACCAAAGCTGATACCAAGAGGTGAGTTCTTATCCCTGTAGATTGTCGAGCCACCAAGGTTCCTATCTAACCAGCCAGAAGCTGCGTCATCTACGTCACCTATGAATTCTCCGGTTTCCCTAGCGATACCTAGAGCACCTTCGACAAGGCCCTTGCCCATATCTTCCAGTACGCCATCGCTAGG